AGCGGTTAACATTAATTAGTACAAGTCTATTAAAAATGGCGATTAGAAATTCTAACCGCCATTTATTTTACGCTTTTACAATCGCAGCGTCAAATCCTGCCGATTTCAATTTTTCCTGCAAGGAAATAGCATTTGCTTTGTTGCGATACGCTCCGACCTGTACACGATAAATAGAATCTTTATCACCTACGCTTGTCTCTGATCCAGAAGTTGCAGCATCGTCATCAGATGTGTTATTGGATGGTTCAATGTACTGCTGTCCTGTAATTCCGTAAACAATTGCACTTGCCATGCTCTTATAATCATACAGTGCTACATCGTCCTTATCATCCACAAAACAACATTCAATCAGCATTGCCGGTGCTTTTGTTTTCCGGAGCACATACAGTTTCTTATTCGTTTTTACACCACGATTTTTAAATCCAAGCTTTGCGATCTCCATAGCTACGCTCTGCGCATAGTTTTTTGATTTGCTGTTATCGCTGTAAATATAAACCTCTGTTCCGGTTGTCTTTTCGTTTCCGTTCATATCTTTAGCACCTGCATTAAAGTGGATAGATACATCAAGATCAGCCACATGAGCATTGCATTTTCCTACGATGTTACAAAGCACGTTATTTGCACTTGTGCCATTGTCAACCGTACAGTCATACACGGTATGCCCGAGACCTTTTAACTGTCTGATAACCTCATTCTTTACATTTCTCGCTTCTGTTGATTCCCGGATGATTCCGATAGCTCCGCACGCTACTTTTCCGTCCGGGTTGTGTCCGGCATGTACGTTAATAACCATTCTTTTATTCCTCCTTCTTTTCAATATACTGCTTAAATAACTGGTGCAGTCCTGTGCTTGCTAAACCGCTGAATAATCCACTTAATAAAATAGGTGCTGTAACTGTCCATCTGTTAATCCAAATGGCTAAAAGCACACCTAATACCGCACAAATGGTAGGGATGTATTTATTATCAACATCCTTGATCCACTTCTTTACGACATAGCCTACACAAAGGCAAATGCCTACGATTACCGGCACCATAAATTCTGTTAAAAATCCCAAATCTGTCATGTTTAAATCCTCTCTTTCTGCTTCAGATGAAGCTCTTCAATCTCGTTTTTCATCTTTGTGACCATTCCATTTCCGCCCAACGCATGATAGGCATTGTACATTTCCATAAAATTCTGGTAGGCATAGGATGGAATTTCTTTGAGCGCCATGTATTTATCATGGTACTCGATCAGTTGTACTCGAAGCAACAGCATCGTTCCTCTGCTATTCGCATCTCTGTCTGACTTCTGATTTTTCAAAATCCACACTATGTATCCCATTAATGCTGTCAGAACGATAGGCAAAGCAATCGTGTACGTTTCTTTTAACATCTCCATTGGATCATCTTCCTTTCTTTTGTATAATTCAATTATAATATTTCATAATAATTTTTTGTTCCATTTTACTTCGCATAACCAGAGTTTAACTTTTAAAATGATTGGTAATGCAAAAAGTTCGGATCCGATTGACATTTCTAAATATATAAATAAATATAGCGAATTATTATTATCAGTGACCCTTGGAAACTATCCATATAGAGTAACGTTGAACATTCCAACAGCAGAACTTGTCAATACTTCAATTACATATCAATGTGGCTCATACTCAATGAATAACATTGGTACGGTTGTAAATGTATCATGTACGAGAGAAAAAGTTAACCTATCAGCAGTGAACGTTAACGGTAAAGATGTACTTCCTTATTCTACTGTAAGGGTTTATGCTAAATAAGTTATAAATTAATTACTTTTCCCAATAGTACCATTATTTATCAGTAAATTTAATACTTATACATCTGAAATGTGGCATTCCATAGCTCAATTTTATATTTGTGTCCTTTATACATCTTATATTGGTTCGTGCATTGGATTTTAGTCGCTACTCCATTGTTGGACATAGCCGCTATTTGTGCTGCATATCGCTCATCTGTAATAAAACAATGTGTGAAAAAATCATCGCCGCTTACATTAATGACATAAATACCTGTTTCTTCACATTCATACTCGAGCACTTTCTGCATTGCAGATGTGTAATTATATATATAATTGATTTGGATAGGTTCTTTAAAGATTCCTTCGTTTAACTGAGTTAAACTCTGGTTTACCTCATCAAATCCACCCTTGATCCTGTTCTCCAGATCATTCATCTCTTCCGCAGAAAAGGCATTTCCTTCTGCTGAGATCTGCCCCTCTGCTCTCGCTACGGTCACAAGTTCCGTGCTGCCGTCCTCATGTGTTAATTTTCTTCTGTTTGGGTATTCGGAAATACGATTCACCCATGTTTTTAAACTAAATGCCATGATAAAATCCTCTCTTTCTTATAAAAGTAATCCAATGCTCTGTCCTGCATAGATTTCTTCACCTGCGTAATGGACAAAGTTTGAATTATAAACTTCATAAATGTCATGTAATATTTTCTCAATATCATTGATTTTCTGGTACGTGTTAATCGGCTGCTGTGGAACTTCCGGTGTCTCTACATACCGATAACCGGCATTCCTCAGTGCTGTGACGTTCTTTAAAAGACTGTCAAAATATGTTTTATTCGGATATGTTGGGAGATTATCCTTACAAGTGACCAGAGAAATGTTCAGTAATTGTGCAATGACATAGCAGTTGTTTTCATTCCGCTTGACATCAGACAGATTAAAAGCCCCTTTCATGCCGTTAATCCACTCTGTTTTTTCATCGTCTGTCATATTCTCCCAGCCTATATTCCGAAATTCCTGTACACGGTCTACATCCGCCTGTGTACGATCATACACAAACCACGGCAGAATATACTCGATCGTATTCTCGTAGGTACTCTTATTTCCTGCCTCATCGTACATTTCGAGGTAAATGTGGTATAAGCTGTCCTCTGCCACATCTACCGTTGCACGCCACTTCACCGGATATGCTTCATCCTGGATAAAAACTGTCTCAACACCATTTACAGTCCCGGCAACATAAGTGATGTCTGTTGACAGTTCAAAACTGATCGTTCCAGAAGCCATCAGCTGACCTCAACCGTGATTGCTACACTTGCACTTGTGCTTACCGGATTTGGTGTAAGTGTAATGCCTTTTAACACAGGCACCGTAGTATCAAGCTTGACGCTCAATGTAATGCTGGTAGTCTGTCCGGCTCCGTCTTTAGCCGTAACCACAATACTGTTCGTTCCCTCTGCAAGAGTAACCGCTTTTGAAAAGCTTCCATCAGTTTCTACCGCTACTGATCCTAGGCTCGTGCCGTTTAATGTCATAGTCAATGTTATCGGACTTGAAGTTGCATCATTCGTTTTACCGGTTACTGTAAGCGCAGATTTATTTGTGATTAGCCCTGTCTGTGGAGAAGAAATTGTCAATGTCGGCGGCACTGTGTCAATTGTAAATGTTGATGAAACGGTAGTCGCCGCATTTCCGTCATTATCTGACGCATTGATCGTGATAGTGTGGTTTCCATCCTTAAGTGCCGTCTGTGGCGTAAATGTAAACTGATAACCATTTGTAATCCCTTTACTTACCATTCCTGTGCTTGAAGTTGTGTATGTAGTGCTGTCTACTTTAATTTTTACAGATGACAGCTTAACTCCTGATCCACCGGCTTCATCCACGACTTTAAATGTGATCGGCTGTTTATTGTTTGTCACATATGCACCTTTTGATGGAGATACTAGTGTGATCGCAGGCTTCATCGTTTCTTTTACAACCAGTCTCAATGCTTCTCCCAGAGTGGCATCTGTAGCATCTTTCGCCACTACAGTTCCCGCATCATTGGTAATCTCAATTTTAATCGGATAATACTTATTGGACAGATTGTATGATGTGGTTGCAGGGGCTGTGATCGTTCCAACCCATTTTCCATTACTAAATGTGAGATTCGTCCACACTCCATCAACCTGTACCCTTACTTTTACAATTGCCATTAAATCACTCCTATCTCCTGTCCAGCTACAAGTTCATGATTGCTGGATCTGGTATATTTTGTTTCTGTGTAATATGTCTCTACATCATCTGCCACAACCGTTATTGTTACTTTGGTTTTCGTTGTGACTTTCTGACTGGATAATTTTGCACTGTATATAATTGGTCTCATTTCCATTAGATGATCACATCTCCTCCCGTATATAATTCAACTCCGGCGAAGTAATTTTCCGTAACAACTACTGAATACCCCCTGCACGTTGCCGTTGCGATAAATCCACCGGTCAAATCAAGCGTCTGGCTTTCAATCAATGTTGTCGATGTCTTGCCACCGATGGAATTTATATTCGCCCAATTTCCTACCTGCTCTAAGTCAACCAGGTACTTCATTCCAACCTTTTTTCTCAAGGCATGATAATCCAAAAGATAAGCGGCGATATCGGGTAATATATCAGCATTATAAATGGTGCATCCACTGTACTTCTTTATATTTTCTGTTTCCCCGGCTTCGATTTTATCTACACTCTTTTCGTAGGAAAAAGTCGTGTTTGCATATTTAATACCTGTAATCTGGCACTGTCCGGCAGTCGGCATATTAATAATGAGGTAATTCGTTTTTACTTCTTTCAACGTGCCGGCACTTGCTGTGATGGATGATGGCAGATATGGGCTCGAAAAAGTGATCTTCGTATCTCCGGCCGGCAATGTTTTCTTATAAATATCAGATGTCTTTTCTTCCAATGCATAGTTTTTCATCTCAATATTCACACCAGAGATATATTTTTCAAGAGATACTTTCGTATTTCCATTAAATTTGCGATCCGTCCCGACAGTGGATTTCACATATCTGTCTGGCTTATAAACCTTGATGGTATCGCTCCGGCTGTCATCCGCAACCGCACCACACGCAAAGCATACCTGTTGCAATGCCTTACGGCACGTCTGGATGGCTAAATAGCCACTTAAAAGTGTGTTACCTACTTCTTCATCAATTACATATTTTTTTATTCCTGCTGTTGCAAATATTGCATTCAGTATCACTCCTGCACGGACATTGTTATATACCTGTCCTTCATAAAATGTATACTTATCTAATAACCCAACTACATCAACTAGCTTAAATTTTGCAATATTCTTTGAAAAAGAAAAATCGTCGATGAAGAATGCTCCCATAGGAATCATGTTTCCGTTATTAAACTCTGACAAAGTGACTTCCTGTGTTTTCTGCACACTATTCCATGCTCCGTTTTCGTTTTCTGCATCAAAATCATTATTCATATCAACAATTGAAATATCCGCTTCGTTGATAGACAAGGATGCAGATGTCACATCAATGTCCTCCTGCACCTTGGCTGTCTGGATCATGTCTTTATCCCACACAATATATTTTCCATATAAAATATACTGAATCTTAATATATCTCTGCGGAAAGCTTGTTCTTACAAATTCAATCTCAATTTTTCCGTAATTCTGTACCTGCGTATTGCAAACATAAATAAGGCTGTCCGGGTAAAATGTCTCTGTGACTAATTTTGTACCGGCGATTGTATACCATGTGATTTTCAACTCTGCAGGTGTCTCGTCTTCAAAATAAAGCGTGATCGCTGCAGACGTGTTCTGCTCCTTAAATGTGATCGTGATTTTGGGATTCGTTTCAAACGTGCAGCCATCCTTTGATAATGCCTCGCTCCAGAATGCAATATCGTTTGGATTTTCTGGCAGCACACTTTTACTTCCATCAAGTATAAATTGGTTCAGTTCAAAAGTTCCATAATCGGACTGCTTTGTCTGATCTGCAAATAGTCCAACTGAACCTATGCCCTGATTATCATCTGTCGTGACCGAAGCATCCGCAAGTGCGGTAACATCTATAAATTTCATTTCTGCCCTGCAATATGTTCTCATAAATGCCCCCTTACGGTGTCTTAAATGGTTTTTTACTCGTCATTTTCCAAGACAAGCCTTTATAATTCGCTCCGTTGTCAAATACCTTTTCTACTTCATCTTTAATTGATGAAAAATACCCATAGAAATCAAACTGATTGCTTGCATCCGGTAAAGATACATGATGGAATCTGTTTTCACAATCTGTTATATGATCCATCAGTTTATCATAAAGTACCGGATCGTCTATTGTGCCAATTGAAATTGTATAGTTCTTATAGATTCCTATACTCTCAATATGAATATCTCCGTCCTCTGTTCTTTCTGCATACTTTTCCAAGAAATCCAAAGTCCTTTGAATAGACACCATAGGGATATTATATGTAATTCCATCAATGATAAGTCCTTGTGTATACTTATGTACCATCTTATCCCTCCGCTATCCCAAGTCTTATTTCTTCATCCTGTAAATACGGCAGATTGATTCTTGCGAACTCTTTACCATCCACCGAAAGTACTACTGTCTTAGCACCGCTATAGTCCGGCATTTTGCTTGCAAGCTTTGATGCGAGGTCGTCCATCCAGCCAGTGTTATTTTCAAGCGGCAGGACAGCTTCTCTTCCGGCTTCTCCGATTTCTGCAAGTGTCCTTCCGGTTGTTACGCCACCGTTGGCAAGACGAGGCAGATTTACAGTAGGAATTGTCGGAATACTTGGATGCCATGATCCGCCACCCAAAAAATCAGGTAAATCAAATCCAATGCTGTTAAAGCCAGAAATTAATGAATTGATACCATTAATAACACGGTTTACCATATTTTCAAACATCTGGATAACACTGTTCACAAAATCTTTTACCGATTTTTCTGTCTGGCGTAATGCTTTGTCTGTGTCTTTCGTAAGTAATGCATGAATTGCGGCGAATACAAGTTTTACCCCTGCCAGCAAAAAATTGATCAGATCTAAAATAAAATCGACGCTGTCTTTTATATTCTGGCTCAGGGTTTTAATAATCGGCAGAATTACCGGAAGCACATTTTCAATAATCCATGCAATAATCGGCTGTAAAATATTTGTCCATAAATCGTTCAGTATGTCTATCACGATTCCCATTATTTCGAAAATATTATCAAACACAGGCTTTAAATGATTTTCATAGGTATCCTCAAACATTAACGCCAGATTCTGTAAAATAGGCTGCACATAAGTGTTCCAAAATTCAAGAAATTTTTCTATTAATTCTGACATTCCATTTTTTACATTTTCGATAAACGGATGAATATGTTCATCGTACAATTCTGTGATTTTATCGGTCACATGCTGTACACCGTCTGATATAGTCGTTGTCAAATCCGCAATCACACCAAGAACCCCATCCAACGCATCTTTTAAAGCATCCTGATTCTCTACAAAAGGTGTCACGATGCAATCGATAATATCTTTTCCAAATTTTGCTGCATTCTCCGTAACCATCATGAACGCATCCGAAAAAATCTGAATCAGGTTTGCTGTGATCTGCTGTCCATTTTCATCCCCAAATACAGAAAATACATTTGCGAATGCATCTGCCCCCTGTGATGCCAACACTGAAATATCAGATGCTATATCAAACATGTCGATAATATAATTTTTTATATTTTCAGAATTACTTTCAAGATAAATAGATATCCCACCAAGAAGATTTTCTGCTATGGTAGCACCTATGCTCACTACAGATGCCGAAATGCTTCCAAGTGACCTTGAAAAAGTCATAGCAAAATTATCAACAGATGCAGAAACTTCACTATCTGAAAAAATATTTAAAAATGAATTCTTTATGCTTTCTATACTGGATTTAATATTATCAAATTGTAAAGAAACATCTAAATTGCTCCAGGTTTCATCCCATCCATTTTTTATAGAAACTTTTAATTTTTTTAAATAATCTATAAATGGCTGGATTTTATCTGATAATTCTTTTCCAGTGGGGACTTCTTCATATAAATCAGATCCGCCACTACCAGATCCACCACTACCGCTTCCAGAATCATTTTTCTGCAATACATTCAAGTCATCAAAAGCCGCCAATGCTCCAGCCGCTTTTTTGGCAGAACCGGCTGTTTTATCAAGAGATGCCGCATAGTCTACCTGCTGCTTCTTTGCTTTTGTCCAAGTGCTTTTTCCGCTAATAACCGCAATAAATCTGTTCATGGCATTAATGGCATTTGTAATCCATGTGCATAAGGTTACGATTGCTGGTGTCAATGCAGATATGATAGGTGCTGTCAATGCTCCGATAGAATTTTTCAATGTAGCCGTAGCACTTGCCATTTCAGACATTTTTCCATTAAATTCAGAAGAATACTTCGCCATGTTCTGTATACCTTCTGTAAATGCCTTGGATATGGTCTGAGATACTTTCATGACCGCACCAAATATTGCAAAACTAACTACTGTCTGCTTTATTCGTTTTGTCATGTCAGATATTAAGCCAGAAGATTTTTTTGCTGATTTTCCTACTTTTTCAATGTCTTTCGCACCAGCACCAATAGATTTCTCATTGACAACTGTTTCTCTCATCTTCTGATTAAGAACTTCTTGTTTGCTCTGTACATCAAGAAGCTTTTCAGATACTTTGCTATATTCCTCTGTAGTTGTAGGATCTATAAAAGCAGTACCGGAAGATTCCATTGCAGCAAGCTCACCTTTTGCATATTTAATTGAGTTTGTTAATTCCTCAACTTCGTATTGCATTCTTTTAAAGGTTGTGCTTTTACTGCTTCCACCTGTTTCTAAGAATTTATCCATTCTGGCAAGAAGTTTATCAAGAGAAGCAGTATCTTTTTCTATCTGCATCTGCACAGCCTTATATTCCTCTGTTGGAATCTTCTGACTTGCCAGATCTTTCAGTGTCTTGGAAAACTTATCAGATTCTCTTGCAAGCTTCTGAAACTGTGATTCCATCTGCATGAGCTTACTTGATGCTTCTCCATTTTCAATCAACGTTTTTATTCTGATTTCGCCATCATATTCAGCCATGCTAAAGTCCTCATTTCTTAAACTGTTTCAATGCTTCCTGTTCTGTTTCTTTCTGCTTTCTTATTTCTTCCATCATGCGATCATAATCGTCTATCTTTTCTTTTTCTTCGCTGGTATACTCTTTTTCTGGCTGTTCCAAAGCATATCTATTCTGTGCGTTTCTGATTGCGTCTTTTTCCTTGGAACTCATGTTCTTTTCAATCTTCTTCTGTCGGATCTCAATTACCTCCATGAGAGAAGATAATCTTCTTGGCATATTCCAGATCAAGCCATTAAATTTCCACCAGTGCATATCTGCTACGGACAAATCAATTCCGTATATCTGCAAGAAATCTGCGTATATTCTCCATTGATCTACATCATAGTCAATAAAACGCTTTGTATTTTTACTACTGCCGGTATTGTCGTGATACCATCCGTTTAAATACCAGGAAATACATTCATTTAACTCATTGTACTGTGGATGGTCTCTAAGTTCTCCGTATTCATCAGAGAACATAAGATAAAGAATAGAAGTTGTTTTCTCGTACTCATTCATTTCTTTGTCATATTGCAAAATATAAATCTGCATACCTATGCGGAAATCGGTATTTACTTTGTATCCGTTCCATTCAGTAGGCAAATTGTCCAGCATGACATTGTTCATTATTTTGCCCCACGTCTTTTAATATTGTATTTGTTCTGCACCTGTTCAAAACGTTTATTGAAAAGCTTATTCATAACAGGGATAACCTGCTCTACAAACTCCACAATTGCAAGTTCATCCGGGACAATATCTCCGTAAATCTGTTTCATGGCATCTTCGCCAAACAACCCATCTATACTTTCCGTAATCAGATTAAGATATTTCACACGAATGCTATTTATCTCTAATGCTGCATCCACATTAATATCATCCACATTCATATCGTCTTTGTGGTTATTTCTCCATTCGGCTGCTTCTTTTTCACAGTTCTGAGATATATTATTTAATTTATCAATTACACCTGCAAACTTCTTAGCTGTGTCTGCATTCGCTGTATCTACTGTTATAACTGTAATAAGATCTCCGTCTTCGTCTTTTATTGCAATTTTTTTTATACCACTGCTTAATTTAATTTCTTCCATAATTAACATCCTTTCCTAATGTGGGACACCAAGGAAAAGTAAGCATCCCACATATGCTAATTTTTAATTAACACCTATGCAATTGGGTAATCTTCATCCAAAGCCAAAGCGCTTACTTTAGGCGCCCATGAGAATGATCCATCACCAGCAATAGTGATTGTTCCCTGTTCTACATCTCCATTTCCATTAATCTGGACTGTAGACTTTAAAATATCACCACCTGATCCGCCAGTGCTTGATGCACATACAGTTACTGGGATACGAATGCAATCTCCCGATCCGCTTGTAATATCAGCTTTAAAGAAGCGATAATAATATGTCTCACACTGATCTCCTGTTGGAAGCTTTTTGAAAATGTCATTAAACGCTGTCTGCATTTCATCTGACAGATGCTCTCTTTCCGGGGACATTGAAAATGCATATCCTTTTACAGAGTTGCTTGCATTTTTCATGTTTACATACTGTGTGCTTTCTGTGTTAGGTCCCCAGTCTTCTGTAAGCTCTGTGAAACCGTCACCCATTTCAGCAAGCTTTTCAGTTGATCCACCCATAAGGCTTCCAATATCCAAAAGTGAGACCATGTTAGTTCTGTCTTTTGCCATGAGTATTCCTCCTATTTTTTATAAAAATATTTAAGCTGCATATTAATTGCTAATTCTGTTGTTTTTCCATCTGCTGTACCGCAAAATACATCTGATGTGCGGTTAATTTGTTCTGCAACAAAATTTTTATCCTTTAATGTAAATTCTCCACTTTCAAGGAACTTTGCAATATTTTCAAGCAGATTGCTTGCTGCAATATTATCCTTGTTTGTTGTTGGATTGCTTTTGTATACGATCTGGAACGTCATTTGTCCGACATAAGAACCGCTGACATATTTTTTCAAATAAACAGGGTCTTGTGCCGGAAAAACTCCAATAGACTGAGTATCTTTTATGCTGTTCCATAAGATTGTTGAATTTGATGGTTTGAAACCGGGCGGAAAATTTGGATAACTATTTATCATATCAAGGATAGCTCTTTGCGCCGTTTCTGCATCTGATACAAGCATTATTTTTGGCTTTTCATCCAAATCATTTACCTCCAATCTCAAACCTTGGTATAAGGCTGTAAACACCGATAGTATTCACTTTGTAGCAATTCCCTTTTTCATTTACCATGTACTGGAAGAATTTACCCGGATAATCGTCTGAATTAATTAATCCAACCGGAAGTTCCCTATCAATGAGAAGTTCATCTTTCTTTGCAATCACTACGAAGTCAAAATCATTACTTCTTAAAGTAAAATGCTTTAGCTTTTCTTCTTCGCTCATGTTCTCCCAGTCTGGTGGATTAGCATAATTCAATGTGCCATCATTCGGGATTTTTACAAGAAAACTATCTGCATCTTTCATTCCAGATTTGCTTATGTTCTCTGCCTGTGTAAGCTCGATTCTTACATTTTCAAATAGAGTACCGAAATAATATTCAGTTTCTAAAGTGTCGTTGTAATGCCTGTTATATAAAACCACGGCATCTTTATATCCGATTCCCATAAGCTAAACTCCCATGTACAAAAGGTTTTCATGCCTTGAATCAACCATTCCGGTTAGGTAATTTGATGCGATATCGTAGCACTTACTATTAAGTGCCATTTCTGATTTTGCAATTTCTACCAATGTCGAAGAAGATGCTCCGGCATCATAAGATACTGATTCACTTCCAGAAGTCATGCTCTTAATCATTTTCCCTTTTACAGTTCCGTCCGTATTTGTAATAACACCAAAGTTATTAACTGCCGCAGAGTACTCAGATACATTCTTTAGCAATTCAGCTATTTCGCAGGTGCAATCTTTGATATTATCCCACCATACATCCTCTGATTCTGGCTGAGGATAAAACACAATCCTGTTTGATGTGATCGCATTGATTCTTCTTTCTGCTTTTCTTTCATATGGAGCAAAGTCTTTTTCGTTTTCGAACAAACTTCCACCATATTTCGTTTGGTAATATTCAAAATCTACATATGACATTGCTCCACACTCCTTATTGCTGTGATAAGATTTCGCTGATAATATCAGCTTTCTTTGTTGCGGTCAGTGAATACCCTTTACTCTCTGCCAGTGCCTTGATTTCTGCAACTGTAAGAGAGTTTAAGTATTCTTCCGTGAGTTCCCCACTAGCATTTACCGCCTGTGTAGTGGGATCTATTCCCCCGGTGTGATTGAAACGTTAGCTACTGCATCAATGTACTCTGCGAAAAGTACAAATCCTAACAGTGCATAAGTTACGCTGGTTGCGCAATCGTAATCGCCTTTTACCTTAAATCCGATAAGGTTTGTTTCTCCGCTGACAGTGTAAGAAAGACCGGCTTTCTTGAAATCTGCGTCAGATGGATCTACATAATAAGCAACAATGTTGTTTACAGCTGTTGCCAGAACTTTTCCGGCTGGGATTTCGTTGTCAGAGCAAAGAAACATAACGTCTGCTCCGAGGAATCCCTTGATATAGTTAAGTCCGAAGGCTGTCTGCAAAGTAATGTTTGAATCTCCAAGATAATCATAGAAATCCATGATATTTGCAAACACTGCAACTCCTGTAGCAGTTTTGTGCATTGACTTGAACTTATTCTTGACAGATCCAATAGCTTTAGCTACCGCCATCTGGAATGTTTTTGCAGTGTTTGTAAGTGTACCAGTTTTCAGATAGTTGTAGAATTTTGTTGTAATTCCATCCTGCAGGTCTGTCTGGAACTCTTCATCTGTCATTTCACAAGCTACTTCATATCCATGATTCTCGACAGCTTCGATAGAAACTTCTTTTGCATATTTTCCAAGAGTAATCTCTGAATAAGGTTTCTCTTTTACATCGTAATGTGTTCTTGGAATCACATCACCTTCTGCTACAGTTCCGCTCTCTAACGTTCCCTCTGCATATTTGCTTTTAAGAATAGTTCCGGGCTGTTTCCTAATTGCTCTTGAAATTCCAAGAATTTCTCTTAAAGCTTCCCAGTTTCTTTCAAAAGATGTAACAAAATCAATTTCCCTTGCAGTTACATCAATGTCTCCTGTTGTAATCAGTCCTGCGTTTGCTGCAAAGAACTGCAAATTTGTGTTCATCGTTAATCTGTTTTTGTTCATATAAAACTCCTTTACTGTTGGAATAAAGAAATGTTTTCGGCAATTGCTTTCTGACGTTCTGATCTATCTTTGATAGATAAAATGCTCTCTCTTGTTGCATGCTTATCACCACCGGGATCATTTTCATTCGGTTTTGTAAAATGCGCCGGCGGATTCTGCTTATTTGCAAATGCATTTGCATCTGTCTTTTTAGCTTCCTCAATAAGATCACTGAACCCTATCAGTTTTCCGTTTCTCACGCTTACGCTTTCGGAAATGTCTTTCATAATGGCTTTCTTTGCAGATTCAGAAGTAAACTCGATTTCCGCAAATGCTTCTTTCAAAAGTTCATCCTTCTCATGCTCTGCGATTTTGGCTTCATAATCTTTTTTGGAATCCTCTGCCTGTCTCTTCCAGTCATCACGCTCTTTTAAAATGTCTTCCGGGCTTTTTCCATCCAACCCTTCAAGCATCCTCTCTGCTGATTCTGCCCGGGTTTTCCACTGTTCGGATTCTGATGAAGCTTTTTTAACTTTGTCTTCCATTTCTTCTTTGGAATACAGTTCTTCACCCATACTCTTTTTAAGAGATTCTTTCTGTTCGTCTGAAACTTCAATTCCGAGTTTCTTTAATTCGTTTGCTACGTTTACCATGTTTCTACCTCTTTCTTTCCAAGTTGTTACTCCGGTCAGTCCGGCACGAATGAGTTGCTATTTACTCCATAGCTGGCAATTGGGAATGAAGGAATCGAACCTTCGACAACCAGGATATAAGCTGTGTCTTCTTCCACTGAATTAATTCCCAAAATAAAAAAGCACGCCCAAAATAGGACGTGCCATGCATCATCCCATAACTATTCTAGGTTAGCGAACAAAATCCCTTTTTCTGTCCGGTACTTTTAATATTCTTTTCAATATATATTTTAACCTATTTCAAACAACTTTTTGTACCATTTTAAAAAGGGCAGATTGCTCCACCCCTTTTTGCTATTTCCAACCGAAATACCTTCTAAGTACTTCTTTTTCTTCTTCCACAATGCAATCCTTTCTTAATCTGTTGCACTGGTCGTATATATACTTTCCGTACTCTTCTAATTTGGCTATCATTGCATTTTTGTTTTCCAATGTAGGATTTTTAATGTATTCTTTTTTAAGCCCTATATAGTCCTCATACTGCTTTATAACATCCATTTTCAATTACCCCATTCAAAATATCATCTGCTATGCTAACGACTTCTTTTCCATAAAGAGACAGAAAATCCGCTACGATTTCCTCTACATCTATTGGAATGTGGCAGTCATATGAAAATGAAGCGCAGTGTACCAACTCATGAGATAGAACTCTCTCTAACAGACTTCCGCTTAATGCATTTGACAAATAAACCGTTCGTTTGCTCCAATCTGTAACACCAAGTGTAATTGTTCCGTCTGAACGCATCAAGCATTCACTATTAGGATTTACATATAAAATATTCCATTCAACATCATTGATTTTAAACACTGCGCTCACCTCTTAGATTTTCTGTAACATCATCTGTAATTCATTTCTCCACATCTGCTTTTCTTCCGGTGCTGCATCTGATGTCATTTCAGTAATATCCATCTGCATATCTCGCAAATAATCTTTTCTTGCTTTTGCACGCTCTTTTTTATCTTCCTCTGAATTGCCATGATGGTTTTCTCTGGTCTCCATATAAGTACGTCTGGAAATACCGGCTTTTCCCTCTCTGGAATCCCTCTGATATGATCTATCTCCCATCATTCCGGTATCTGTATACATCCTTTTCAGGTCTTTCTTATCCATGTCTCTCATGTGCTCTGTATCTTCGTAATCATCCGGGTACATGTGATAATATGGTGGCTCATCATATCCTCTTCGTTTTCCTTTGCCCTTAGGTGCGAATCTTCCATTAGCATAACGATACTGATCATAGTATCTTCGGTCATCCCCATACTCTAAAAGCTTCTCCATGATATCTGCTTCGTCCGCTTCGTTCATTGCCTTAGTAATTGTGGCATGATACTCTGCTTCTGACAGATCCTTTATCATGTCGATCACTTCTCCCATTTCTTCTGTGCTGACATTCTCAATCCCTTTTTCAATCTCACATAAGGATTTTTCAGCAAGGCATTCAAGCATTTTATGAATTCTTTCAATATGCATATACTAGGCCTCCCTTACTACGATCAAATTACTATTCTGCACCTCGATAGTCTGTCCGGATGTATTCTGAACCGCTATTGTGCTGCAACATCCACAAGGAACATCTACATAAACCTGTGCAGATACATTGAACATGTTTTCTGCTGCCGCAGGTGTCACAATCATTCTTGTAGACTGTAATGGCTCTCCGTCAATTGCGATTGCAAGAGAAATAGCTTCCACCGTTCCACCGGTTGGGATCTGGATATTTCCGCTATAAGATACAAGAAATCTTGCTTTGCACTGGTTTGTGATTCCTCTTAATTTAACGACTCCGCTTCCCTGTCTGTGAACGATACATTTTGTTCCGCAAACCGGTGTCTCAGTAAATGCGACATCTTCTCCTTGCAGGACAGTCTGTAAAGCATTGGCTGTAAATTCTGACATAATATTTTCCTCTCTTTCAAAAATATAAGGGCAAACATTGAAGTCTGCCCTTTGTGTTTAAGTAATACTGCTATGCAGACATAATCTTGTCGATTAAGATACTTTAATTATTCAGTTGTCTAACATCCGCATCCATTGTTACAACCGCATCCATACGGAATGTATGTGTTCGGGTTTGGCACCTGGTATGCTGGGATTGGCGATGGATTAACAGCACTGATAATATGATTTGTCTGTGCTGTCATAGCGGTAGTCAGAAGTGCGTTCTGTCTATCCTGTGATGCTGCAAGTCTCAAATCATTATTTTCTGCCTGCAACGTTGCGATCTTATCCTGGCATAAGTAGTCAAGTATCGCTCTTGTTCCGGCATTCTGGCTGTCGATAATATCTCTCGTGTTGTTGTTCATGGTGTTCTGTAATGCGCAAGTGTTCTGCGCCATGTTGAAGTTTACACCCTGGATAGCTTCACGAGTTTCGCAGCAACAATTTGCAAGCTGAGACTGAATAGCATTTGCATTCTGCATTCCTGCTACTGTGTCCGCATTAATTGCCTGCTGAATGGTGTTAAATCCTGTCAGCATTCCGTTGTTTACTGCATAAAAGCCATCACAAAGACCATTTGTAATGCCATCAAGTTTACTTATGACTGCTGAATTGTCAAATCCTCTCTGGATATCAGCCTGTGTAGCCGCAGTTGCGGTATAACCGCCACCACCATTACCACCGAATCCATAACCGCCCCATCCACCGAATAAGGCAAAGAGGATAATGAGAACCCACCAACCACCATCGCCCCATGCACCATCATTACGGTTTCCACCAGTAACGGCGGCAATGTCCGCTAAACTTGGAGATGAATTAAACATATGTGTTCCTCCTAATAAAATTTATTTATACATAATCTTGCAAGAATAGTATCAATGTTTAAACTGGCTCATGATTTCTTCCGGGTTTAGACCTTTTTCTTTGCACAAATTTCTGGCAAGCTGTTCCAGCCCTTTACTGTCTCCACGGTTCATCATGTCGAATGTATTTTTCATGATCGGATTATTTGAAAATTGAGAGTTGCTCATAATTTGACTTAATATCATCTTAGGGTTTCCACCGCACTGGATCATCTGCATTAAATTCATTCAGAATCGCTCTCTTTCTTTGCTCTGGTAGTCCTCTGGGACTGAGTTATTTTAGCTTCTATCTGGTCTAATCGCTCCATTATCGGGGCAATCAATGTTGCCGTGTCTTCTTTCGGTAATTCGTTTTGCTTTCCGTCTAGCTGCGGTTTATATGTCACTGTCTGAATAAGCCCATTAGCACCCCACGATTTTATATATATTTCTGCTCCATCTGCTTTCGGGAAAATGGCAAATGGTGCATTCATAGGAACGTCATTCGCTGTGACTTCCTCAACAGAATTAACCATTCTTCCACAAAGTCCAGCTTGTTGCGGAATGATCTGTTGTGGGAATTGCTGTTGAATCTGCTGTGGCTGTTGATATTGAGGATAAGAATACTGGTTATATCTCTGATACTCGTACATAATAAACCTCTCTTTCTATCTTCATTTTATTATTAACAACACAATTGAACCACCCCAGCAAAACCTCATTAAAAGGACACAAAAAAGACACCCTTAACGGATGTCTTTAATGAGGAGAAAGTTATGTGAAATGTTGTCCAGTTACCTTAAGAATTTTATGTTGCATTTTTACGTTAATACGTCCGGCTGTCTTAGTCGAAACATGCATAATTTCTGCACATTCTTCCAAAGACTTTTCTTTCTTCCGTAAATCAAAGAGCGTTTCTTCTGTCGGTGTGAAATCACACAATTCTTTTATATGCTCTTTTTCTTCTTTGGTAAAGCACGTAACAATGTTTTTCATTTGCTTTACCTCATTTGGGGAGTTTCCGGCTATGACGGTGAGTTTTTGTCTCGCTTGAGTTCCACTACATTAATTAAAGAAAGGTGGATAACCAAGTATGTATGGTTAACACATTATTATAATAACATATTATTCCACTTTCGTTGTACCATTTTTTTCGATTTTATTTTTATAAGCCGTTGCTCGTCCATTTGAAATCGCAGACTGTTTTTTATTAAATCCAGAAACCTTCGTTCTATCGCCTTGCAATTGAAGATCGTTATTCTTACAGAATGATTGAAGCCTTTTATTCTGCATTCGCAGTTTATATGCCAGTTTATCATATTGAGGTTGCAAAATCTCTTTTACATCTGTTTCGGCAATCATATCAAGTTCCTGTTTCTTTGCCATAATTTCACGCTTTGTTTTACGAATTTCTCTTTCAAGTAATCTCTGCTTCTGCTGCAAATCATAAAGTTTTTGACTTTCATCTGCATTTATATTCACATTTCCGTTTTCATCAAGGTACTTATTTACCATTCCTTTTCGCCACGGACCATGTGAATGTCTGCAATTATATCCGTGAAGTCCTAAGAGATTTACAACAGTTCCTTTTCCAGTTTCAGGGTCTATGGTATACCCTGTACTTTCAAGAAGATTCGGAAATCCTGGTTCGCTCCCAATTATTTTATATGCTTTTCCTTGCCAGTGATCGTGAGATGAAATCCCTGTTGGATCCTTTTTATCATATCTGGCACCCGGATGCGCTGATACTAGAACATACTCTATTTTATTTTGCGCAATATAAATGTTTGTCACTTGTGCCGCGGTCTGATTCATAGATGTGACGATGCAACACCTCACTGCCGCTTCAAGAGAACGCTTCGTTCCAGTAGGGTATTCTACCATAACACCAGATTCTGCATATCTATCCAGAATTTCGCAGACTGCACTGCTGTAAGACTGCATTCCAGATGCAACTCTATAATCAACCTCATTCAGCATATTGAGCAGGTCTTTCTGTGTCTGGTTAATGGTTGTTTTTGTCAAATTATCAAGTTCACCAGATGTCTTTATTAACTCTGCATTCATTGCCAGAATTGCCATATTATTTTTTAGCGGAGATATAATATCTGATGATGATATCTGCGTCAAGACTTCCTTATCATCTGAGAATGATGTCATAACACTATCCCTTAATAATCTTCGAACCTCATTTCTTGATTTTCCAGACATTTCAGATATTCTTTTTACAATCTCTGTGTTATGCAGTCCCATCTGTTGGAGTTTCCACAATTCTCGGTCGGAAGTTCCTGACAATTCACCGGATTTTATCAATCGTGTTGCAATGTCTGATATAATCCAATTTTCAAGATCTTGATACATTTCAACCAGTTTATCAGTTTTTCCGTAAAAATAATCCGGTCTAAGCATTATCCTTTTCCAACCTCTCTTTTAACAAGATCAATCCACTGCTTACCGTGATTTTCTTTTGCAGTTTCAAACCATCGTTTACCTGTTCCCGGTGTGTGATATTTTAATTCTGTTCCTGTCGGATACTTCTTTTCTCCACGGTTCGCCCATGATCTACCGTCCTTAGTTAAATAAAGCTCGCCTACGTACTGATAATGTGCATATGGTGTATCGACTGTAATTAATCCGGGTTCTTTTATCTGCGTCTTGTTTCTCAAATCGCCCTGCTGCATAGGTGTGTATTTTCTCATGTCATTTACAACCTGTTCATCAAGAACATTCTGCGCATTTCTCAAATTTTCATCTATTCTTTTAGTGTCAAGCTTAATATTAAAGCTTCCAATGACTTTATTATATTTCATATTAACGCATCCATTTCTATCACTTTTCTAAATAAAACTTAATCGTCTCTATAGCAGTCTTTTTCTGAAGTTTTACTTGAACCATCTCCGGCGGTTCCTGTTCCGGGATAATATATCCACCTTTTAAAATACCATTTTTAGAAAGCTTCGGTATTCCTTGAATTGTTTTACTCTTCTCCAAACAGACCACCGCTGTTCCTTTCCGCATCTTCCTGCGCTCTCTCTGCAAACATGGCATCTACTTCATCATCATTAAATCCCTCGTATTCCTTAAGGTATTTACGCTTAGAATAAATACCCTGTATCATTAAATTATAAGCTCTGGATCTGTCCTGTTCGAAGCTTGCAAGCAAATCTTTAAAATAAAATATATCTTCGTCCGGTACATCATCATCCAGTGCATCCACATAGCCGGCAGGGATTCCGTAAAGGTCGCAGAATACATTGATTGCATAAATAAGATTTTTTAATGCTGTCTTTATGCATTTTCGAATATCGTTAATCGTTTCTACCGTCTCATTGTCGTCACTTTCAACCTGTGTTGCTGTCAATCTTCCTGATTTTCTGTCGAGGATAAACTGCCCCTGTGAGAATCCACATTTTGTCGAAATCATAGAAAGAACACTGTTAATGTCTGTGATTCTGTCAGAAGTGAGCATGGTCGGGACGTGTTCATCAATCGTGCTTTTTGAATCCAGCCCCAATTTCAAGCCTTTAACGAACCGAGGAAGCTCTACTGTTGAGGTGCGTGTACCGCCTTTTCCCTGTTTTGTCAGCGCGTTCTCATCAATAAAAGTAATGTGCTGAGAATCCTCAACCTCATTCCCTTTTTTACTCCAGGCTATATCGAGATCTCTAAGCTCCATAAGTGCATTCGAGAAAATCGAAACACCTTCAGGAGATGAGTAGTCGATCGTGTTGTTGAATGGCGTTTTTAAATATGCAAACAGTGGCTTTTCTATATTCGCAATATGGACGACTTCATCAATTGAAGACCATTCTGGAACGTCATGCAGTTCTATCTTTTTACCAAGTGAGTTACTGCTGTTTGACTTGAACGCTCTGTTCTGGATCTCGTACACGTTCATCTCTTCGCCCTCTTTATTTTTTGAGGTCGTAAAATGATGGTATTCGAGCCGGTAATAGTACACCTTATCTTTTATAAGTCGATTAATGAAAATGCATCCTCTGATATCTCCGTTGCTCGTCTTTTCTGTAATCGCAAAGTCCCACGGCATAATATAATCGATCATGTTGTCTGGATTCATCGAGCCGTTCGGCTTTAAAATAATTCCACCAACTCCGAGCATATCTTCGACTTTGTCTCTGATAGAAGTGTCAACCATTGCCTTAATGCACTTATTAATAAAATCCGCTCTCTCTGAACCAGTTATGCTCACTGACAAATCCATACATGATTTCTTCGCTGTGTACTGGCAGAGGAATTTTGCGAAATTTATTGTCCTTATGTCATTTTTTTTTGGATCCAACCAAAAAGGGCTCCCATTAATGATGTCGTTCCATCTCTGCTGTGAGTTTTCAATCTCTGGAGAAGTAATAAACTCGACATTAAATTCTTTTTCTGCATCTGTTCTAAAAAACTTCATGATCGTCTCCCTTATTTTTTCAAAAAAATTCATTTTTTAATCCTCATAATCGTCGCTGTCTTCTTCTTCCTCATCATCATAAAGACCGTCATTCCTTCGGCTGGTCATGATAATCCTGTTCAATGCATAAATGTTAGCCATGATCGTATCTTCTTCTAAGTCCGGGTATGCATCCGAAAATGAACCATCTGGAAGCTGCTCATGCTCTGCCTTTATAAACTCTTTTTCTGTATTCGGGCATCGCTCTGGATCAATGACAATCTTATTGCATCGCTGAAGCCACTCCCAGCAGTAATCCCTGCCTTTTCCACTTCCCCATCTTTTCTTTGCCCCGATCGCATTGAATCCCCAGTCCTGCATTTCTGCTATTCCGTCCGGTCTGGCAGAATCGCATATTATCTCCACATTCATAAATTTCTTTATCTTTCTGGCAAAGGTAGAGTTTTTACATTTTTTAGAATACACTTCGCCAAAAATATAAAGAGTGTCCGTCTCGTAATCGTAATAGTTCTGGCAGAAAACCTGTGGGTGTGTATATCCGAAGTCTAAGCCGTGGTTTACTGTATCGAATGTCATTAACTCTTCATCCGATATTTTTCGGATTTCCAAATTGTCAAAAATGCCGCCGCCTGTTCCAGTAACTTCCCCCAGATAGTTGTTTTTATAATATAATGGTTTGTGAATCCTGAACCACTCCGCACGCTCGAAGAATCGTTTTCCAAGCCATTTTACCGGGACATTATAATAATAGCTGTGGCAGATCCGTGTCTGTGGCTTATTTCTGCATTCTTCGGTGTACTCATTCATAAAGTTGTTTTTTGATTTCGGAGGATTGAAAATTTTTATGTCAAGTGCTGGTGTATCTGCTCGCAGGAAAGTATCTTCAATGTTATCCATCTGCTCCACACCTGCCATCTCATCGCACTCTTCATGGATCAGCATCTTAACGTAGCCAAATGGCACATTAAATGACTTCAAGCTGATAGGCTTATCTGCTCCCACGAACATTACCATCTGCCCGGTCGGCTTATACACCGCACACATTGGAGACTGCTTAAAGTCCCAGTTATCCAGATCATTACACCGTATCACCACCTTCATAAACTGATTGTAAACAGATCCGCGCAAGTCAACCTTATATCGTCTGGTGTATACGATATGCGCCTGTGGATCCTGCCGGATGGTTTCATACGCCAAATCTCCCCAGAAGTTCGACTTGATAGAACCACGACCACCCTTAGACACGATCTCATGCACATCTATCTCGCCGGCAAATGCTTCGTGTACTGTTCTGTAAATCTCCACAAAATCGGATGTAATATCCGTGATCGGGATCGTCCATAGTGCCGCCTTTTCTCTCTTCTCTTTCTCTTCGGCTTCTAGCTTATGCTTTTCCGCAATCGTCAAAGCTTTCTCCAGTCCGTCCATTGCCTTAAGCTGATCGGAAAAGTCCGGGGAGAATCCTAATCCGTCCACGACTTCGCCCTTTGCGATTTTTGTTCTGCGCTCTTGGATATCAGCAAGGCTCATGATGTCACGGTGCTGTTCCTTTTCGATGCGCTCGGTCAGAGACGCTATATACTGCGACACCCCACGATTTTCCATGATGTTTTTCTGGGCGTTTTTTGCAGTCTTTGCAGAATACCCAGCACTAAGCGCCGCCTGTGTTGCATTACCGCCATTCTTCACATATTCGTCCGCAAATGCTTTCTGTTTCAGTGTGAGTTCTTTTTTCATCCACTCACCGCCTTATAAATATCAATTAAACATAAAATAACTTCTGGAATAGATGCTGTTGTAAGGATCTCATAATCTTCCGTTTTCCATTCTTGTTTGTTTTTCTTAAAGGTGTACACCGGTGTAAGGATTCTGTAAATCGTGATCATGCGCTTCTGGTCATTGCTGTAAAATTGATTCTGATTTATTTTTATAATCAGTCCACGCTGTACAATCGCAGTTTGGAGCTTTTTCACTTTTCCTTTTAAATTTGCCAAGGCACACACCTCCCATCATTTTACTTATAATTTTATTATAAGATATTTTTTTACTTTTTTTGTTCCATTTTTAGGCATAAAAAAAGCGGCTATATTTCAAGCCGTTTTTTCTCGTTTCTTCGTTTTTCTCTTTCTCGTTTTCTTTTCAGCCTCTCCTCTTCTGACATTTTCTGTTTTCTCGGTTTTCTCTTTTTTCTCTCCGGAAATCCTTCTCGCGCCTTATTTTCTTCGCTCCATTCTAATAAACGCCATCCCTTATACTGAGCACTCCCACTTTTATGCTTTCCGAGCAAATATCTTTTAATGTCTCTTATTCCACCAGAAAAAAGATCCGGTTTAATTGGGCTTATGATATCCTCATTGTCAATTGCCCATTTTTTTAAATTGTTAATTCTGTAAACATCACCTCCTGGCGACTGGATCACCCAGCTTTTCGCATTTGCATTCGTGTCTTTTCTGCCTGTGTTCGGGGATTTCTCATATCCGAGATGCGCTTTTTTCAAAACTTCTTTATTTTCATCGCTCACACCATAAAAATGCCTGAGCTTTTCCGAGCATCCTCTGCTACACGTTCTTTCTGTTCCTGATGGCGCGGAGTAAAATTCTTTTCCGCAAATTACACATTTTCTCATGTTTCTTTGTGCTTCTGCTCGGCATTTTACCGAGCAGTATAATTTATTTCGTCCTTTTTCTTTTCCGCAAACCACGCATTTCCCTGACATTTTTTTAATCCTCTAAATCAAACTCGTCTGTCACATCGACAATTTTATAAGACTTCTCATAGTCGATCATGTCCAGATCCTGATCTGGAATCACTTCAAAATAAACCTTATAAACTTTATCGTCATGAACCATGTACTGATAAAACTCATTTACGTCCCAGCAATCCGCATCTCCAATGATTCTAACATTTTCAAAATGCTGAATTTCTCCATTTTCCTCAACGGTTAATTTCTGCAACGGAAATTTCTCTTTTTTATCAAACCAGTCTTCTAATATTTTATATATTTTCTCTTCCATCTTTGTTATCCTCATTTCTTGATTTTTTTTAAATAATTCTACTGCCTTAAAAAAAACATCCTCCGAGTCATCCACGCATTTTATGTCATTCGGATCATAATTCCATTTCTGCAAAAGGACAACCCAGTAAGTTTTCCCATCGTGTGAGGTCACTGGCTGTTCAAATTTAATAAGCTGCCACGCTTCCCCATTCCTATTATAAACTCCTGTAATTGGTTCAAAAAAACTTCCGTCGTACTGTTCACCGATTATTTTTCTTAATTCATTTTTTATTAATTCTTCCATTTTCTTTTCCTCCGTGTGTTGTGTTTTTCCTTGTTTCTGATATTATAATACACCATTTCCGGTGTACTGTCAATACCTTTTTACATTATTTTTAAAGTATTTTATTTTTTCTCATTTTCTACATATTTAATAATGTTTCCCGGCTGCATATCCAGAAGTGTACATATCTTCTCTAATGCGATGATCCCGACCATGTCGCCACGCCTTAGCGTCTGGATTGCGTTTTCTCCCAAAAGCTTTTCTTTTCTCAGCCGTGACGTGGTGTATCCGCTTTCTTTCAGCGTTTCTAATACATTTATTTTATAAGTAAGCATTGTTTCGCACCTCTCTTTCCTTTAAGGGAATTATAAATGATTTTATAATCGTTTTCAAGCGATTTACATTATAAATAATGCACAAATATTGTCTATTAATTATGCATTATTTTTGGTGTATTTGTATATTGCAATTACACCGCTTTTAATGTGTTATAATATTAACAGGAGGGCAAAAAAAGAATTAACAGAGGTTTGCGGAACTTATGAAAGCGGCTGCTCCAGATGTCCGAAGAAAACAGAATGCGATGAGTATAATTCGATATTTGCACAAAATAGCCGAAATGCTCCGCCCTGGAGAGTCCACCGTGGAACGGTCGCCCGGTGCTGACGATGGAAGACCAGAAAGGGAAAACATGAAAAATTTAATTGGAAACAACTTGAAACGGCTTTTTATTTTTATCTTGCGTATTTTGCCAATACAGACTTTTTTATGCGTGCGTGGTATTTTTATCCTATGCGTGAAAATAAATTGTCTATGCGTTCCATGCGTGCGTTATGCGTGCATTTTAAATAATATGCGTGTGTCTATGCGTGAATCAAAGCATTATGCGTAACTGCCCATTGCTTTCTTCTTCGTACAATCTCTGGCTGTTGAGCATCCTTAATGCCATTTTCTTTTTTCTGTAAAAATGCGTGCGTGAAATCGGCATAATCCCATAGCGTGCTTCCATTTTGTCATATGAGATATTATTTAAAATTGATTCTGCTATTTTATCGCCCAGATAATTGTCTATGCGTGTGCATATCTCTATCGTTTCCTCTCTACTCATTTTAAACATCTCCCCATGCGTGACACCTATGTTTCTTACAACATTATACCATATATCAGTTCATAAAAACACAATATATTATCGTATTAATGCAACATTATTGTATTTTTTTACCGGCATATTTCAGCCGGCAAAAATCTCAATATTCAGTTTTTATCGCATTCCCGGAATAAGTCAGCGTCTATATATTTCCATCCACCATCATAGATCATGAAATATGTATAATGTTGTGTTCTGACAATGTCATATACCGTAAACTTCTTGTACTGTTAACATAGTTCTTTTTCCTTTTTCATCAATTTCTTTCTTGGTTTTTTTAATACTTTTCGGTATGATCTCCTTCTACTAACAACCACTAATACACTTTTATTTTCGTACAATATTAGCCAGCTGTCCGGTATAAGTCCTCTCGACTTTAAAAATATTCTTTCCTCATTTGTCGGTTCTCTTCTTTTATATTCTCTTTTTAACATGTCTCCTCTCCTTTATTTTTCACTAACTGCTTGTCGTCAAACCATTTTATCGTGCCACCGCCAAACTTTACTTCCGGCTGTATGATAATGCTTTTTCCTATATGTTTTACTTCACCGTTTTTTATTGCAGTGAAAAAATGCAATGTTGTTTTATCCATGTTTTCAATACCTCCGTTAAAGTTCAGTTTACCTACGCATTCGACACTATCTCTTTTACCTTTTTCTCGTAAAATTCTTCCGAAATATACTGATCTCTATAAGGAAATTTGCTGTCTGTTAGAACAGCATAGGCTTCCGACCAAGACAGACCTCCTCTGGCTGCTAATCTGTCTAATGTCTGACCACAGTGATTTTTTAATGCCTGCTCTTCATGCGGTTTAATGATATCGTAGGGAATATATTCTTTGCCCTTTTTCGTCATAATCGGAAATTCTTTCATATACTACCTCTCTTTCAGGTTAACAAAAATATGTGTATTTCAAATAATTATCATTCTCACGCATTTTATGATAATAGTATCCCTCAAAGCTATCTCCCTCAAATCCAACTGACCATTGCTCACAATATTCGCCATCTTCAAATTGTTTGTCTCCTGTTGGTTTTGATACTATAGATATTTCTCCAATATCTACGCCATCGGCATCTGTATACTTATTAAGCCAGTCAACTACTTTCTGATAGGCTTTTTGAGATTTTGTTTTTTCATATTCTCTTGCATATTTTTCAATTGTTCTTGGTACTGTCATAATAAATTACCTCGCTGAATCATAATATGTTCCGTTTCTTCTTATAATCTTTAACATATCCTCTATTCCTTGCTGATATCCATTGTAAAAATTCTGTGCTTTTTGAACTTCGACACTACACTTAATGCTTGCATTATGTTCCAGTTCATTCGCTTTCCGTTCAATTTCTTCATACTCTTTTTTATCCATCTACTTTTCCTCCGCTAAATTCTAATTTAACTACGCTAAAATTCTCAATAGCAGCCTCATCCCTTATGCTCACTTTTTACTGCCACGTCGGTCGCCCACATAATAAATCGACCGATTTCCCATGTGATCATTCTTTCAATGTTTTTCTTACGATTAAATCAACCTTGGCATACTGCTTTTTCTTTTTTCGATAGGATTTGAACATTTGAAGCCAGCTATCATAATACTCAATGCTCTGATACTGATTTGCAGTATAATGAATTGGTTCGAAGCAACGCAGTTCATATTTTCCGCTGAGCATTTTTTCTTTCGCCAATTCTAAAAAGCCTACTCTGCTATATGTCGTATCTATTACGACAGTTTTTATTTGTGTATGGCCAGCTATACTTTGCAAGCTCATTTGCAATTCGTCAAAATAAAAATTATTAATATTCCGTCCACTCCATGTTCTTCGTGCGAATACTTCAAATGTAATAGGCATAGGAATAGGCATTTTTAAATCTTGAGCCATTTTAAAAGTTAATTCACACATCGCA